TGAGGCTAATGATTTAATAAGAGGAACCGACAAAAAATTAACGATAGCAGCGGCTGATTTGGCTTTTGAGCCGGCAGTCTCTGATCAAGTAACTGTAAGCGGCAGAGTCATGCAGATTGTCATCGTGAATAAGATTGAACAAGACAACACTGCAATAGTGTTTGAAATCTTTTTGAGGGAATAACGATGGCACGTCAAATTAGGCTGGACCAAATTGATGACTATGCAAGAGAACAGCTTGAAGTGTTGATTAGAACTGCAACATTAGAAGCTGAAAAGCGTCTTAAAAGTAGAACCCCTGTTAAATCAGGCGACCTTAAAAGAGCCTGGCAAATAACACAAGAGCCATTAAGGGGTTCTGTTTTTAATAATCTTCCTTATGCCGCACCTGTTATTGCAGGTACAAACCTCCCACCGTCTTGGCAAGGGAAACAACGCACAGAACCATTTCTTGATATTGTCGCTAAAGATATTCAGACTTATGTTCAAGCTGAAGCCGAAAGGATTGGCAGAAGATCATGAGCCTTAACACGATTCGTTCAGCTATTGAAGGGCGCATAGCCACAGAATTTGCCTTGGCGCCAGTGCTTCAGGTGGCCTTTCAGAATGTCCCGTTTACGCCACCAAATAACGCGAGCTGGCTTCAATCGCAGATTGTTTGGGGAGACTCTGCGTATTTAACCATTTTGACGAATAGTTCTGGCGGCACTGGCGATGGATTTGACCGTCGGAATGGAGTTCTGCTTCTTAATGTCTTTACGCCACGAGGACAGGGACCAGGCGCAGGTTTTACCATTGCACAGCGTTGCATTGACCTCTTTTCACGTTTGCAGCTACAAAATATAAAATTTGACCCTGCTTCTGGACCACGCACCTCGGAACCAGCTGCGCCAGAAGGGTTTTACCAGTTTCAGGTCGCAATAAGTTTTGAGGCTTGTGAACAAAGCTAGAATCTAGAAAGCCACCTACCGTTCACAACCATGGCTACTGTTCTGTCCGGTACGACCGGCGCCCTTTACTACAAGCCCGCTGCTACTAAAGCTACGTTTGGTGAATCCAACGTAGCTATTGCAACGGAAGAGATTACGGTTGCACCTTTCCTGAATTTTAAGGTCGGTGACCCGGTTAAGTTCAGTGTCGTTAACACTGATACAGGAGAGGCAGGTTCTGGGACCCTGCCTGCTGGCATCACTGCTGGCACCGAGTATTTTGTCATTCTTTACACCGCTTCAACAGGTGTGCTAAAGGTGTCGGCTACTGCCGGTGGCGCTGCCATTAACATCACCGACGATGGCACAGCGGTCAGCCCAAATGCTTTTCAGGTAGCTTACAGCGACTATGAAGCTGTCGGTCAAGTCCGCGAGTGGTCCTTTGAAATCACTCGTGAGGAGATTGAGGTCACCACAATCGGTCAAACCCTTGGGCAATTTGCACCATTTAAAACCTACATCACAGGTTTTGCTGATGGTGAGGGTTCTGCTAGCGTCTACTTGACTGATGATGACGCAACGATTGGCAACCGACTTATTCAAGATGTACTTCAACGTCAACAGGTCGGCGCAGCCTTTAAGTTGTATGTTGATCGAGTCTTGACTAGCGGTTCAGTAAATGATACGGCTAGCCGATATATCGAGATGGAAGCTGTGTTGACCTCTGCCAGTTTTACTATTAACCCAGAGGACGCACAAATGATTGAAATCGCCTTCCGTCCTTCTAACACGCCTGAATTTGACTTCAGCGAAACCTGATCCCTTTGCGGGTTGGCTCTAGCCCTGGCTTGCGCCAGGGCTTTTTTATGTTTAAAGTAAAAGTGAATCACATCATCTCTTTATGGCTGGTTCTTCCATGCGTGCGCTTGATCGTCTCAAAAAAGCTGCCAATCTGACTCCCATTAAAAAGCTAGTCAAACTGGCAGATGGCAGTGAGTTTGAGTTTTACTGCACACCGCTGACCATGGCGGAGCGCGAACGTGCCCAAAAAAATGCAGGCAGTGAAGAGGCTACGGCGTTTGCCATGCAACTCCTGATTCAGAAGGCTCAGGATGAAAACGGTCAACCGCTATTTAAGGCTGGCGAAATTGCGGAACTAAAAAACGAGGTGCGTGACGCGGATCTGCAGTCATTGATGTTGGCCGTAATCACCAAAGACAGTGATGTGACAGAGGAAGAAGCAAAAAACTAATTGTTGAGGTCAAGCGCGATTTGCCATTGCTTTTAATGGCACGGCTGGCCCGTGATCTTGGCTATACGCTTTTAGAACTAGGTGAGCGGATGACAGAAGAGGAGCTGTTTATCTGGTCTGTGATTTACCGGTATGAGCAGCAGGAACAAGAAAAAGCTATGCAGAAGGCTAAGCGGCGGTAGACTGACCTGAGAATTGAGCATTTGCTGTGCCAGCTGTCGTCAATGTTGGTATTAACCTTGATGCTTCAGGCGCAACAAGGTCAGTTGATGGCTTAAACGGTTCTCTAAACCAACTTGAAGCAGCTGTAAATAATACAAACAGAGGCGTTGAGGCTGCTGGTCGAAATTATCAAACTGCGGCGAATGGCCTTAAATACTGGATTGATTCCAACGGTAGAGCCCGTGATGAATTTGGCAAGTTTCTATCAGCATCAGACAGAGCTGCTGCGGGGTTGAGTAATTTTAAGGGGAGTTTACTTGCAATAGGCGCAGAACTTTTATCCTTAACGGGCATTGCTGTTACTGCACAGCAAGCCTTTAACACTCTTGCCCAACAATCAAAAGCAGAAGCAGCATTAAAGACTCTTGGCGTTAATGCCAATATAGCCGTTCAAGAGTTCACTAAGTTATCAGCTTCATTATCGGGACAGGCATCAGTCGTTGAATTAACAACTGCTGCTTATGATGTTGCATCTGCCGGTTTTGGTAAAACTGCAGACCAAGTAAACATTCTAGACGCTGCGACAAGAGGCGCTGTTGGTGGGTTGAGTGACATTAATACTGTTGGTAATGCTGTCACCAGTGTGCTAAATGCCTATGGGATGTCAGCTTCTAACGCAAATACCTTGGTTGATCAATTTATACAAACACAAAACGATGGCAAGATTATCCTTGCTGAATATGCAACACAGATTGGACGACTTGCTCCCACTGCTTCAGCTGCTGGCGTTGGCGTTGAAGAACTTAACGCAGCGATTGCAACAGCAACCGCACAGGGGGTACCCGTTGAGGCAACATTTACGGGTTTAAACCAGGCATTAGTTTCAATCTTAAAGCCCACCCAAGAAGCTCAGGAATTAGCTGGGCAACTGGGAATCCAGTTTAATGAGGCAGGTTTGCGAACAAAAGGTTTTGGTGGACTGCTTGCTGAAGTAGCACAAAAAACTGGTGGTAGTACAACACAGCTTGTACAACTTTTTGGAAGTGTTGATGCACTAAAAGCAGTTCTTCCTTTGACAAATGATGGACTTGTTAAATTTAACGAGAACCTAAAAAAACAATACGATTCTGCAGGGGTTGCAACGAAAGCATTTAATGATATGAAGAATTCTCTTGGTGGCGTCTTAAAAGAATTGCAAACAGCTTTCCAGAATTTGGTCGTCGCATTTCAGCCAGTAATACCTGCAATTATTGCCCCAATTAAAGTATTGTCAGCTGCACTAAATGGGATATCACAGGTAATTGGTTTCATTGCCAAACAAGCTGTTTTCTTTGGTACGTTCGTTGGCGTTTTAAACGCAGCAGCAATAGCTACAAAGATATGGTCAGCAGCAACAGTTGCTCTTGGATTAGCTAAAAAGGGGGCAGCTGTAGCAGCTGCATTTTTACAAGCAATCTTAAATCCTGCGTCTATTGCAAAGATAGCGGTTGCACTGGGGGTTGCAACAGCAGCATCGGTTACATTGGGTAATGCTATGGGAGTTGCAGGACAAGAAGCTGCTAATAGCAACGTTCAACAATTAGGAATCAAAGATGCTGTTGCGCAAACAAATGAGGAAATACAAAAACAAGTTGCGGCTCTGCAAGCTGTACCACCTGCACAGCAAGCGGCACTGGACAAAGCAAATGAAACGGCTTCTGCGTATAAACAACAAACAGAAGCAATTAAAGAACAAATTTCAGCACTTGAACGCGGTGCATCATTGACCGGGAAACGATATGAAGCACTGCAAGCAATTAACAGTCTTGAGCAACAGCAGCTAGAAAGAAGCTATCAACAAGCAACAACAGAGCAACAAAGATTTGATATTGCGACTAAGCTATTTGGAAAACAGCTTGAAGCCGCACAGCTCGAATATAACCAAGCGATTGAGGCAATCAAGCTAGAAGAACGAAAGCTGGATTTGCGACTGCAACTAGAACAAAGCAAATTAAACGAAATTAATGCTGAAGCTGATCTTCAAAAATTAAAGGCGTCTGATATTAAAAATACAGATGAACGCCTAAAGAAAGAACAGGAGATAGATCAAAAACGCAAGGATGCCCTTGAATCGCAAAAAAGCGTCGTACGAGAAATTGAAGCTCAAATACCTTTCCAGAAAGAAATCAGTAAATATGAAGAGCAAATTGCCGCCGCTAAGTTTGAGTCCAACAAATTGACGGCGCAAACAAATTATGAACAAAAATTAACAACTAAAGAGATTGGATTAAGCCAAGAACAAGCGTCACGCCTTTCGCAGGAAACTGCCAATACTTACGACATCACTCGTGATCTCAAAAATGAATATTCGGGAGTGGTCATGCAAATTGAGCGTGCTGTAAGCGCACAACAACAACTTAACGCTTTACGTGCCGCAGGCACCGGTGGAGGTTATCAAGGTGCCGCTGATGGTGCCTACTGGCAGGGCGGTTTTAAGGCGTTTGCCGACGGCGGTGTCGTTACCAAGCCCACGCTGGGCATGATTGGCGAAGGCGGCGAGCCCGAGTACGTCATCCCCGCCAGTAAGATGAGCGAAGCCATGCAACGCTATGCAGCTGGTCAAAGAGGCTCTAGTGTGATCCCGACTAGCGTCAACCCACAAGTCAACGTCACCACTGGCCCGGTGATGAACATGAACGGCACCAACTACGTCTCGCAATCTGACTTCCTGAATGGGATGCAAACCGCCAGCCGCCGTGGCGCCGAAATGGCCCTGCAAATGCTCCAGGCCAATAACAACACCCGTCGCATGGTGGGTATCGCCTAATGGCTGTTCGTGGTGTACTTACAACACTGACCTTTTATCCTGAGGATTATGAAGCAGGAGATCCTCCGCTATATAGATTTCAGAACCATTTTGAGGGCACTAGAACCATTGGTGGCAATGTCTATACACATAACTTTTTTCAGACTTCGGGTCTTGTAAAAATGCGAGATACGTCTACACCCGGTATGCAGATCAATTTCGCGGCAACAGCGGCAAATGTTGATTTAGTTGAAGCCGCAGTCACAAATAGATATAGGTGCATCATCATCATTTGGCGATGGAGTAGCTTCGAAGGACTAGAAGATCCAAGTTCGTTTAACTACTTTGCTCTCGCAAGTGGCGCTTGCGATACAGCGGATAGCGACTTTACAACCGTGAATTTAATAGTGAAAGATTATAATCAAACAACTCAGCCGGACTTTCCTTGGCGAAAGATACCTTGGACAATTATTGGCCCTCTTTCGTTTAGGAGATAGCCATGCCTGATTTATATACAGCACAAAACGTTAAAACAGATCAAGGTACTTGGGAGCCTCAATACTCCTACGGTTACGGAAATCGCTGGGTTTCTGGCTGGAACTTTAAGCCCAATGATGCTTCCTCATCTGCCAATCAGCAACCATCCACCTCATCCAATACCGACCAAAAACGAGTTGATGAGACCGCATCCCTACAACGTATTCCCTTTGAGCAGCTAGATAAAGGGCAAACATACGCCAATGCTGGCGACACAATGCCGATTTTATTCGGCAAACGAGAAAACAATTTAGGTGGCGTATGGATCAGTCCACCGTTACTTGACAGTTCTTCAGATAATTTTGAGCACACATTTGTTTACTTGCTTAGCCACGGTCAGTTGTCTATCCCCACAGGAACGGGATCTTACTTTATCGGTTCAACCGCTGCCGGTGATGCGACGATTGCTGGCACTTTGCTGATAACAGGTGCCTACTCTAATGATTCAAGCGTTTGTCCAATTTCTAGCTATAACGTCACCTGCGATCATACTAACTTTAATTTTCTTGCTGATGCACTTGGCAATACCGTTGGCGACGCAACTCAGATTCGCACGGTCGACAAGTATGCAACAGGCGTCACCATTCGCGTCAAGCCGCTATATCCCGACGGCGTATCTTCGCCAACCCTACTGGAGCGTTACACACTAACGATAACAAGGG